CACTATGGTATTAGCGAGGTTGCAGCTAAAAAGCGTTGCAGAATATTGAAATTTAATTGGTCTTATGAACGTATCTGACAAAGCCATCAAAATGATTAAGCACCATGAGGGCGTTCGCCAGCGTCCATATCGCTGTCCCGCAAAATTGTGGACGATTGGTGTGGGTCATGTACTCTACCCACGGCAAGGTGCTTTAAAAATAGATGAGCGGGATGCCTACGCACTGGAGTATAAAGATGACCGTACCTTTTCTATGGAGGAAGTAGATGACATTCTTAGAGACGATCTTAATCGCTTTGAGCGAGGTGTTGAACGCTTCTGTCCTGTCAAGCTCACTCAAGGTCAATTCGATGCTCTTGTATCTTTTAGCTTTAATGTTGGTCTGGGAACACTACAGCGCAGCACCCTCCGTCAGAAGGTTATTCGGGGCGAAATGGAAGAAGCAGCAGAAGAGTTCTTGAAATATACGCTGGCTGGGGGTAAAGTACTAAAAGGTCTAGTAACCCGCAGGAACGATGAACGTGCCTTATTCTTAAGTTAATATGCCACTACAGAAACTACAATTTAAGCCAGGGGTCAATCGGGATCAGACAAACTACACCAACGAGGGTGGGTTCTTTGAGTGCAATAAGGTGCGCTTTCGTTCTGGCTATCCTCAAAAGATTGGCGGTTGGTTACGCTACGGGACATTTACAGTAGTAGGTATTTGCCGTCAGATGTTTAACTGGATTACCACGGCTTCGGATAACTATCTAGCCCTTGGAACGTCTAAAAAACTTTACATTGAAGCGGGTCAAATTCTAAATGACATTACCCCTATACGGCAGACTTTTACTAGTCCAACTACCAATAACTGTTTTACCACGGTCAATCTTTCTAAAACCGTCACCGTTGCAATTACATCCCATGGAGCTTCAGACGGAGACTATGTAACCTTTTCAGGAGCTACAGCGGTAGGCGGGATTGCTGCGACCACTCTAAATACTGAGTTTATTATTACTTTAATAGACGCAAACTCCTTTACGATTACCGCTGCGACTGCGGCTACGTCTTCGACTTCTGGCGGTGGCACGGGAATTACAGCAGCTTTTCAGATTAGCGTAGGAAATAATAATGCTGCATATGGAAACGGTTGGGGTGCAGGTACATGGAGTCGTGGAGCTTGGGGTTCTGGAAGCGCTACGCCAGTCGTTCTTTCTCAACGAGATTGGTTTTTACAAAACTTTGACAATGATTTAGTCGCTAATATTCGTAATGGCGTTATCTATTATTGGCAATATTCAGGCGGTCCATCAACTAGAGCTACCCCACTGGCTACTACAACCATAGACGGTGTTGCTCCTGCTGATGTTCCTACACAAGCAATGCAGGTTCTAGTCTCTCAGAACGACAAACACCTACTTTGCTTTGGCGCTACCCCTTATGGAGGAGGTTCATTTGACCCTCTATTAATCCGCTGGGCAACCCAAGATCAGCCTAATGTATGGACACCTTTAGTAACTAATTCGGCAGGTTTTGTACGGGTATCCCGTGGTTCTGCGATTGTTTGTGCAGTAGCAACTCGCCAAGAAATTTTGGTTTATACCGAGGGAACTTTAAATTCTCTCCAGTTCGTAGGCACCACAGACGTCTTTAGTCTTAACGAGCTTTCGGACAATATCTCAATCCTTAGCCCCCGATCAGTCGTAGTAGTAAATAACACGGCTTATTGGTTTGGGCATGACAAATTCTATGCCTACACAGGACGGGTTGAGACTTTGCCTTGTACGATTAGAAATCACGTCTTTCAGAATTTAAACTACAGTCAAGCCGACCAGATTGTTTCTGGATCAAATGAGGGCTGGAACGAGGTCTGGTGGTTCTACCCAACGGCAGACAGTCAAATCAATAACGCCTACGTCATCTACAACCACTTAGAAAAGATTTGGTACTACGGCACGATAGACCGTACTGCGTGGTCAGATTCGTCTCTAAGAGAATACCCTCAAGCTGTTACAGGAACCTATGTTACAGGCTCTATTGCTTCTACGACTTTGACAGTTACTGCGGTCTCGGTAGGCGCTTTACAAGTTGGCTCTGTTATTACTGGAACGGGCGTAGCTACAGGAACCACAATAACGGCTCTAGGCACTGGGACTGGCGGGATTGGGACTTACACAGTCAATATTTCTCAAAGTGTCGTATCAACTGCTATTACGGCTGACAGTATTATTTATAACCACGAGCAGGGACTAAATGACGGCACGAATGCGATGACATCGTTTATTTCATCTTCAGACTTTGACCTGGTAGATGGGGATCAGTTTATCCTGACTAAACGGATTATCCCTGACCTTAGTTTTGCGGGATCGACTGCCACTTTGCCTGCGGTCACAATGTATATAAAACCACGGAACTTCCCTGGGAATGCCTATTCAAACGTAGATTCTGAACAAGTCATTGAGACTTCCGTAGACGTATATACCGAACAGATCTTCATGCGGGCTAGGGCTAGGCAGATGGCTATTCAGATTGAATCAACCGACTTAAACGTCCAATGGCAGTTAGGTAGTCCAAGATTGGATGGCAGACCAGATGGGCGCAGATAATGGCAATGCAAAAGTTCCGAGCGCCAGCCTTGCCGCTTGCGACACCAGAATACGACCAACAGCAACTGTCTCAGTTAATCGGGGTTTTAAGACTATATTTCACCCAGTTAGACTCAAACGTGCCTTTACAGGCAGACGGGATCAGACTGTTAAATTTGCCAACATCGGGGTACAATTTGCCAGACGGCACTGTATTTCAAGTTGGCGAAGACTTGCGGATTGTTGTACCTTATATTTCTTATCTATTTGGAGTATCAGCCACAGCTAGTGTGGGGACGGTAACGGTGACTATTGTATGAACTTTAAACCTAAGAGGCTTGTATGGCAGGCTTAAAAACACTCGCTAAAGAACTTCAGAGCAAAGGTCGCTATGGCGATACTATCCTTGCCCATATTAATCCTCAAGAAGCAGGCATTCTAAAAGCCTTGGGTGGCTCAGGAACAAGAAACCCAGTTACGGGTTTACCCGAATACTTCTTTAAAGGTGTTTCTAGGGCGATTGCCGCACCTTTTAAAGCAGTTAATCAAGTAGTTAAAGCAATCCCAGTTATTGGTCCAGCTATTGATAAAGGATTAGTAAGTTTAGATAAAGCCGTAGGAAGTGCAATTCCTGGTGGTTGGAATACCCTTGCTCAAACAGCTTTAGCCTTTACCCCACTTGGACTGCCAGCAAAAGTAGGTCTTGCAGCTTTGGGTGGTAGCGGTGCTTTTGGCAAAGAAGGTAAATTTAATTTCCAAAAAGCATTACTAAGCGGTGCTATGGCTTATGGTATGAATCAACTAACCGCTGGTCTTCAAAATGCTGGCAGTACAGCATACGATCCTTCTGCTGGTTTAACAAGTGCTACTGCTCAAACTCCTGTTACTGGTTCTGGTGATGTATTTAGTGGTTTAGCTGGTTCTGGTGGTCCTCCTGTTGAAGTTGCCCCAGAACTATTTAAAGCAGCTCAAAGCAATATAGACCCTTCATTTCTAGAAGGCATGAGCGCCTCTGATGTGGCTGGCGCCAATGTATTGCCATCTGTACCAAATGCCCCAGCACCTTCATTCTTACAGCAAACAGGGGCTAATTTGTCTTCTGCTGGTCAGGGTATAAAAAATCTATCAGGATTTGGTACTGGCACAGTATCAGAAGCTGCTACCAAATTTGCTGCCCCTGTAACAGCTGCTGGTATGACAGCTCTTGGGGTAGGAACTATGGGTCTTGCATCTTTAGACGAACAAGAAAAAGCATTAAGCCAACAATATCAACAGGGACAGGTAAACGATACAGAATACAATCGCCAGATGGCATTGATTGCTGATGGACGCCGCCGTGCTGAAGAAGCTATTAAGGCTAACCCATATCAATTTGCTAGAGGCGGTCAAGTAGACGATGAACTTGGCGGTGATTACTCCGCTATGGGCATGGATCAAGGCAACCTACAAAAAGGTTTATTTGGATTAAATTACGCCATGGGTGGAAACGTTTCCACTCCTAGGTTTTTATCAGGCGGTGGAGATGGAATGAGTGATTCTATTCCTGCTCGTATTGAAGGCAAACAAGAAGCCCGTCTTGCTGATGGCGAGTTTGTAGTTCCTGCTGATGTCGTTAGTCATTTAGGAAACGGCTCTTCCAAAGCAGGGGCAAAACGCTTATATTCCATGATGGATAGGGTGCGTCATGAACGCACAGGCACTAAGAAACAGGGTAAGCAAATTAACCCAATGAAGTATATGCCAGCTTAAGGATAAATCATGCCAGTACAAACAACTACAGTCACAGGCCAACAAGCCATCCCAGAACAGTTAATGCCCTATTTTACGGGGGCATCTGGTATTCCTGGTCTGTTACCAAAAGCACAAGAAATATTTTCTAAGGGTTATGCCGAGCAATACGGAGATCCTTTACAACAAGCAGGATTGGCTGGTACTGGTCGTATTGCCCCTATGTCTGCTATGCAACAACAGGTAGGTCAACAATTAGGACAGATGACTACCCCAACACAGTTTGGTATGGGCGCAGGAACAACAGGCGCTGGTGCTGGCGCTATCGGTATGGGTTTAGGAACTTTAGGTGGTATGACAAACGCTGGTCAAGTTGGTCAGTTTATGTCTCCCTATATGCAAAACGTATTAGACGTTAATAAAGCCGAAGCTCTAAGGGACGCACAAAAAGGTTTGATGACGCAAAACTTAGGCGCTGCCCGTCAAGGAACTTATGGTGGCGCACGTCAACTATTGGCTCAATCTGAAGCAGATAGAAACTTACAAAACAGACTTGCTCAAATTCAAGCCCAAGGTATGCAGTCTGCATTTGATGCAGCGCAAAAAGCACAGTTGGCTCAAGCCCAACAGTATGGACAGTTTGGTCAACAGTTGGGTGCGTTGGGTGATGTATACACCCGTGCTGGAACAGCTCAACAAGCATCTGATATTGACCGTCTCAAAACTATGGGTGCTTATGGTGACTTACAACGTGCCTTTGAGCAACAAGGTATTGACGCACGATATCAAGACTTCCTTAAGCGGATTGAGTACCCACAGCAACAGCTTGGTGGTATGGCTGACATCCTTCGTGGTGTGCCAATATCTAAAGTTGGTGAGACTCAAACAACGACAACACCTCCTCCCAGTTTTGCTAGTCAATTAGCTGGACTCGGTTTATCTGGTTTGTCTCTCTTTAATATGTTGAAGTAAGGATTACAAATGAGCATCCTTAGCGCCCTAAGAACACAGTCTAATTCCATAGATGATTTGGCTAAATTGCCACAGGCAATGATTATGCAGATGGCTCAGAAGGGTCAAATTCGCGAGGATATGCTTGCCCCCATTCTTTCTCGTAAAGCCGAGCTTGCTCAAGCTGCCGCTAATATGCGGGCAATGCAACAAGGTGATGCAAAGCAAACTGTAATGGAACAAATCCTTAGTCAGAACGCTATGGCAGAAGCACCTGAGTCAGCACGAGATATGGGTGTGGCACAGTTACCAGTACGGGAAGATATGTATAGCCCACAAATGATGGCTGGCGGTGGCATTGTAGCCTTCCGAGACAATCCAGATCAGCCAGTATCACTAGATATGCCAACTAGAGATCTTACAGAAGAAGAACGTGCATCTTTACAAAATAACCCATATTTACAACGTAGCCGTGGTCTTGCTAATTTTGGTCGTCAATTAGGACAGGCCTTTACTGATCCTAGAAACTACAACCCAGTTAGTCTTTATCAACGATATATTGGCGATCCGTTTGCACAAGCAGCAAATAAATTTGTAAATGAAACTCCAGAAGAACAGGCAAAAAGATTCCGCACTGCACAAATGGCTCGTACAGGCGAGATCCCTATGTTTGCTGGTACTGATTTAACAACCAAAGGTAAGATGGTTGCAGAGGGCAGAATGAAGCCTAATGAAAGCGTTACTGATGTAATTCAAAAAGAACGTAAGCAACAAGTAGCAAGCAGAGATTTTGATACTACTGAGCAAGATAAGTCTGCTAAAAAAAGTGGAAACGTTTCCACTGCTAAGGTTGAGCCACAAGTTAAAAAAGAACCACCAACACAAGACAATAAACCACCAGAAGAGCCACTGTATTCTAAGTATGAAAAGATGCTTATGGATGAGCGTGAAGCTGCAAAAACAGCTAGAGAAGATGCCAAAAATGCCAGAATGTTAGAGGCTGGTCTGGGTATTTTAGGCGGAACTTCCCAGTATGCTCTTGAGAATATTGGTAAGGGCGCTGCCCCAGCACTTAGAGGCTATGCAGAAGATGTTAAAGGCTTACGTGCAGAAGAGCGTGGTCGTGTTAAAGAACTTCTTGGCATCGAAGGTATGCGTCAAGACGCTAAGAGAGCAGCAGATGAACTTGCAATTCGCAAAGAATTGGCTGGATATACTGGACGTCAGGCAGCTGCCGCAGAAAAACAAGCAGGAAGACAAACCAGCACTGAGCAAATTATTGCCCTTGGTAAGAGCGCAGGTCTTAATGATCGTGAGATTATGACAATGCTATCTGGCGCATCTAAAGATCCAGATCTGTCTGCCCGTAATATTGCTATGAAGGCATTCTACGAAAGCCCAGTATTACAAGCTCAATATAAGAATGACATTAACGCATTCTTAAAAGCACAAGGAATTGGCAGTCAAGCACAAGGATTATCATTACCAACAGGTTTACCGCCAGGATCAACGCAAGTAGGCACATCACAAGGAAAGCCAGTTTATAAAACACCAGATGGTAAACTAGTTACTGCTTCTTAAAGGACAGTTATGCCTATTAAAGAGTTTACTGGTGAGCTAGACAAACCATTAGAACTAAAGCCGTTTACTGGTACGTTAGACAATCCAGAAGATCAAGCAAAAATTGCCCGTGGATTTGTAGGCGGCGCTAAAGATATTGGTGCTAGTTTTGTATCTGGCGTTGGCAATCTCATGCAATTGCCAGGTCAGATCTCTGAATTGGTAGGATTTACCAGAACAGGTGATCTTCCAGAGCAACAGAAGACTGGTCTTCAGGCTTTGGGTGCAGACATCCAGAAGTTTGGTGAAGAAGCTAAATCTCCCACATTAGTTGCTAAAGAACAGTTGCGGGCCAGAGAGATTGCGAAAGCCGAAGGGTTCTTTCAAGAAGCTGGCGCAGCTCTTAGAACAACCGTTACTGACCCAGCCTTACTGACATCATTTTTTGCCGAGCAGATTCCTAACCTAGTTGGTACATATGGATTCGGTGCTTTAGGTAAAGGCGGTGCTAAGTTGCTTATGAAAGAAGCAACAGAACAAGCCATGGCAAAGGTTGGCGTAGGTTCAGCCGTTGCTGGCGGTGCAGTCATGCAGGGTACAGATGTAGGTTATGACACCTATCAAACCATCTACAAACAGTTAAGAGAACAAGGCGTTCCTGATGAAGAAGCTCAAGGAATTGCTTTATCTAAAGGGCGTGTAGCCGCTATTGAAGCAGCAGGACTAAGCCTAGCATCGGCTAGATTGCCTGGCGGTACAGCAATTGAAAGAGCATTAGTTGGAAAAGGAATGCCTGGTACAGCAGGATTCCTAAAGAGTACTCTTGGAGAGGCTGCATCCGAAGCTCTAGAAGAAGGTGGCGGAGCGTTTGCTAAACAAGTTGGAATCCAAGAAGTATTCCCAGAGACTGATCTACTAAAAGGTGTAGGTGCAGCAACCGCATTAGGTGGCTTAGGTGGTGTATTACTAGGCGCTCCAGCAGGAGTGGTAAACGCACTACGAGCAAGAGGAGAAGTTCCTCCGCCAACTCCATTAATCCCGCCAACAGAAACGCCTACTGGAGTTATTCCTCCAGAAGTCTCAACGCTTCCACCTGAGACCCCTATTACAGATGTTACCCAAGCCACCCCACCTCAAGTAACTCCGCCAGAAGTTACTCAAGCTCCTCCAGCTCAGGTAACTCCTCCTACATTTGCAGAGCCAGCAGAAGATCCGTTTAAGAATTACTTTACTGGTATGCCAAAGGGTTCTGAGATCCTATTCCAGAATCGTGATCGTTCTACCCCAGCATCTATTGCTCAGATGCAAAGCATTGCTTCTGCGCCAGACTACAAGCGGGTTAGCTACTCCAGAGACTTTGGTAATGGTGCGCCTGTAGTTATCAGCGACATTGATATAGAAAGCTCATTGGCTAAATATCCAGATAGTCCTATTGGCGTTACTGGTGCAAAAGACTTTGCTGTATTGCCTAACGGACAAAGCGTTCCCATGATGTATGCCGTAGTTGAAAACGGAGTTTTGCTTACATCCAACAACGCAGACGGATCTAAGAGAGCGCTATACGAAGATCCAGATAAACCAGGATTGCGGGCTATTGCTGGTAATGGACGGATTGCTGGCATTACTAAAGCATACACAACCCCAGAAAATTATGAGGCAGCAGAGAAATACAAGAGTGACCTGATTGCCGATGCTAAAAATTTAGGCATTGATCCAGAAGTAGTCAATAAAATGACAGCACCTGTTTTAGTTCGGGTGATGCCTAAGTCTTACCTAACACCTGATATCGCAGATCTTTCGAATAGACCTACAGTTGCCAGACTGTCTCCCGTAGAAACTGCCAAGAATGATATCCGTAGGTTTGACTTAGGAGGACTTGAGTTCAACGAAGATGGCACTCCATCAGGGAAAACCCTAATGCAGTTCATCAATGCGATGCCTGTTGAGGAACGAACCGAACTAACGGATAAGTCTGGAAGACCAACCGCACAGGCTATAGACCGCCTTGCAAACGCTATTTTCCAAAAGGCATATGGTAGTGACTCCCTAATTGATTTATACGCTCAGGCAGCCGATCCTGAAGCCAAAACCATATTGAATGCACTAGCTAGAGTAGCGCCTAAGATGGCACAACTAGAAGGTGCTGGTGAGTATGACGTCCGTAATGCCCTAATCCAAGCTGCTGAATTGGCAGTAAACGCTAGACGGGCTGGCACGAAGTTAGCCGATGCCGCTAAACAGATCAGTATGGATGTAGATCCTAATGCTGGGTTAGTCCTAGATATGTTTGCCAAGAATATCCGTTCTGGTAAGCGGATTGGTGAGCGCCTAAACGCATTAGCAGATGAGGCTTTGGCACAAGTTCAGGCTGGTGGCACAGATATGTTTGGTGCTGTTCCTAAGAAGCCATTATCTGAAATCTATAAGGCACTAGAAACCCCACCAGAAGAGCCAGGGTTATTTGCAGAGCCTGTTCCAGAAAAACCAAAAACTGTTACTGATGATGGAGGAGAAAAACTTTCTTTCCCATTATTTGTTGATATGGCAGATAAGGGATACAAAGTTCTTAGCTTTGATAACCCACGTACTTATCAAACAAAAAACGGTAACAAGTATAGAACCATTGAAAAAGATGGTGTTCGTCTAGCTTTAAATCCAGGCGAAATTATATTTGCAGATCCAAACTATCCTAATCGTTCCCCTAGCTTGGGATATGGCGAATCAAATGAAATAACATGGCACTTTATTGGCGTAGATAAAGACAAACGTAAACAAGGTAAAGCCACTCAAGCTATTCAAGACTTAATTGATGTTGCTGACAAAAATAATTACACGCTTTATGGAGAGCCAGCCGAGCTTGAAAAAGGCGGTATGACAGCAGAGCAACTGTCTAATTTTTATAGTAGGTTTGGATTCCAGCCAAGTGAAGTAAGCAAAAAAGTTATTATTCGTGAGCCAAATCAAGCCTCTAAAAAAGAAATTAAACCAGAATCAGAGCCTATTGACTTTGACATTGATAAATCAAAAGAACAAATTGCTAAAGAAATAGATGGTTTAACTATTCCTGAGCTAGGTCAATGGGCTATTGATAACGCAAACAATAGTGCGGCAAGAGCAGTTGCCACCAAGGTTAAAAAAGTCTTAGATGGTCTTGCTGCTAAGAAGATGCTTCCAAAAAATGTTCGTGTTCGTAATGGCGGTAGCAGATGGAGTACTGGCACACGAGGCAGAACCCGCACTACTTTTAGCAAACTTGGCACTACATTTGAATTAGAGTTCAACGGAATCCCTTCCGATGGTCAAGCTGACAGATTGACTGGCACAAGATATGTCACCATTTTGCATGAGTTATTGCACGTTGCTACCAATGGTGAGTTGATTTTCCTTAAAGACACCAGCCCAATTTACAAAGACTTAAATAACATTCTTACTAAAGTTCGTAAGCAAGTTAAGTTAGATTCTGCTGCTGGCAAAAAAAGTCCAATTCTTTCTAGTATTGCTCGTGGCGCCAATACCATTAAGAACCCTAAAGAATTGGTCGCTTGGGGTTTAACTGATACAGACTTCCAGCTTTACCTAAGCAACATCAAGGTAGGAAAGAAGAAAACTTTATTTAATGAGTTGGTAGAAGTATTCCGTAAGTTACTTGGCATTAATGAAGAATATGAGACTGCACTTGAGGCGGTAATTCGTGCTACCGATCAGATCTTAGAAAAACCAATCTCTGAAATTACTGCGGAAATTGGTAAGACAGGGGTACGTTTTGAAGGCGAAAAGGTTGGCAGACAATTGCAAACAGATACGCCAGCATTCAAGCGTTGGTTTGGCAATAGCAAAGTTGTTAATGAAGACGGAAGTCCAAAGGTTGTGTACCACGGTACAGATAGGCCAGACTATAGTGTATTTAACCCAGCTTCTTATTTTTCAGAATCGCCAAAAGAATCTAGTAGATATACAAATGTAAATGAATTAAAAAAACGGGAGCGTGGATTTAAAAAATTTACATTAATAGAAGATACTTCTCCTGCTGGCAAAACCGTTCCTTATGCTGGGATTTTAGAAGATCATGGTGATTTTAAGAAAAACGGTATTTACGCAACAGACGATGGTGTATATAAATACATAGGCAATGGTAATTTTGAAGCATATAAAAATATTACTTTTGATTACGACACGGCAAAAGATTTGCCTAATGGAGATACATCTGTTCAATTAAAAGAAGGGATATCTCAAGATGCTATAGATCGTGTAGAAGGATATAAACAATACCTCAAAGAATACTTCCCTGGCGGTGAAGGCGGAAGGGTGTATCCAGTTTATTTGTCAATTAAAAATCCTGTTTATTTAGATGCGTTTGAAGCAAATAGACTTGGTTTCCGTCTTGGTGCAACGCCAGAATTGATTAAGGAAACTATTGATAAATACAAGGCAATGGGCTATGACGGGATTATTACTGAAAGTGATGAGGCACGTCAATATGCTGATGTAAGAAATGCTTTAGGTGGCATACCAAAACAATATATTCCATTTGATTCAAACCAAGTTAAGTCTGCTGTTGGAAACAAAGGAACATTTTCTCCTGTTAGAGAAGAAATTGATGAAGAAAGTATTGCCCCTATAGCTATGGCTAAAGCTAAGGAGATGTTACAAAAACGCAAGCCTATTCCCATGGGTGCGTTTGCGGACGTAGATCCAAAGCTAGTCCAATTGGCACAGCCAGTCTTTTATCCACAGCAGAAGACGATTATTGACCGCATAGAGGGATTACGGGATAACTTCTGGAAGAAGACTGCTCAAGGTATTGCTGACCAATTCCGTGCTATCAAGGACTATACCGAAGAAGGGTATATGCAAGCCCGCCTGTCTAAGACAGTAGACGGTGCGTTAGAGGGATTGACATTCTTTGGACAGGTGTTTGACGACAAGGGTGCGTTAAACATTAAACAAGGAACTAAAGGCTTGATGGATATCATGAAGCCGATTGGTAAGGAAGTAGATCGTTACCAGATGTGGGTTGCACTCAATCGTGAATCCCAATTACCCATGGAAAAGCGCACCAAAATGCCAAACATGGGAGAACTAATCAAGCGTAGGAATGAGTTTGCAGCAGGGACAATAGATGGCAAACCACGCTTAGAGATCTACGAAAAAGTCCGTAGTGAAATGAACGCTTTGAACAAGTCTGTTCTTAAGGTTGCCTTAGACAAAGGGCTAATTGATTCTTCCAGACAAAAGATTGATGAGCTAAATACTAGGGACTTCCTAACGACTAAGGATAAGGAAATCCTAACTCGTCCTTACAGAGAAGAGATTGAGCGTATCGAGAACAAGAAGGCTATGAATGTTACTGAGGAAGATAAAGATATCCTCAAAGATTATCGTGCCTTAATTCGTGATATCAACTCCCTAAACAATATGACGCCTGACTTGCGTCAAGAGTTGATTGATTATTACACCAATAATCCTGGTGCTTACGAGCGTTTCTCTGCCGACATTAACTACATTCCTTTCTACCGTGCCATGGAAGACGGGGATTTACAGGGTGCATCCACAGCATCTGGTCTAACAAACCAACAGTTCTCAAAAGAACTTACAGGCGGGGAAAGACCTTATGGCGATTTGATGGAGAATACTCTGCGTAACTGGAGTCATATCCTATCTGCCTCCATGAAGAATCAGGCGTCTAATACCACCCTAAAGGCAGCCACAGAGTTTGGTGCAGCAATGCCTAACCTAAAAATCCAATACGACTTTATAGATGGCAATGTTGTTAACCGTTCTACGGGCGAAATTATTGGGGATGGAGAAGTTAAACCTTATATGACTACTGCCGATAAAGGCACAGTCAAAACTATGAGTGAAGGTCAGCCAATCTACTATCGTGTGCTAGACCCAATGCTTTTAGACTCCATTAGTTCTATTGGATATATGGGTCCGAAGTCTAAGTTCTTAGACGTAGCCCGTGACTTTAAAAATATGCTTCAGTTTGGTGTAACCGTATCCCCAGCGTTCAAAGTCCGCAACTTGTTCCGTGACTCTATCTCGGCTATTGCAGTAACAGACCTTAAGAAGAACCCATTTACCAACGTTATCGAGGGATGGGCAGCCAGCGACCGCAACAATCCTGCTCATATCTCTGCCTTGGCTGGCGGTGCAATCTTTAACTTTGGTACTGCTTATGAAGGCGATCAGAGTAAGTTAATCAAGCGCCTGTTAGATCAGGGTGTAGATGCTAATACCATCCTAGATTCCCCAGAGAAGGTTAAGAAAGGCTTAACAATCCTGTGGGAGAAGTATAAGGATTGGGGTAATAAGTCTGAAGCCGCTAACCGTATGGCTTTATACAACCAGTTAAAGGCTAAAGGTTATAACCACCTAGAAGCGTCTTTCTACGCTAGAGACTTACTAGACTTCTCGATGCAAGGTTCATGGCCCGCCTTCCGTTTGGCAGCGCAGACCATCCCATTCTTAAACGCTCGTGTCCAAGGTCTATACAAGCTCGGCAGAGACGGTATTACACCGACTACCCGTGTTCTTTACAACACCATCACAGGTAAAGAGATTGAGGCTAATGATGCCCAGAAAGCTCGTGCGTTTGGCTACACAACCCTAGCCGTAGCCATGGCGTCCATGCTTCTATACCTAACATTCAAAGACGATGAAGAGTTCCAGAAACGGGAAGCATGGGATCGAGATAACTTCTGGTGGATTCGTTTGCCAGGTATGGATGCAGCATTCCGTGTGCCTAAGCCATTTGAGATTGGTGCATTCGGTACTATGGCAGAGCGTGTCCTTGAGCAGATCGTAGATCAAGGCGCTGAAGGTAAAGCCTTTGGAGACAGTATGTTCCGTATGCTCACCGATACGTTTGCTATTAATCCTATCCCACAAGTCATCCGTCCACTAGTCGATATCTACGCCAACAAGGACGCCTTTACTGGTGCGCCTATCGAGTCTGCTGGTATGGAAAGGCTATCCAAACAAGAACGTGCAACAGACAATACAAGCCCGATTGCACAGGCTTTAGGCGGTCTATCTTCCATCTTTGGAGAGAAGCTATCCCTATCCCCAGTTCAGGTTGATTACGCTATTAAGGCTTATTTTGGATGGCTAGGGGGTACTGCTACTCAGGCGTCCGTATACGCTACCGTACCATTCAGGGATGGTGCATACCCAGATATCAAGTTAATGGACAAGGTAAGCCAAGGCTTTATCAAGAGTCTGCCGTCCGATCAATCACGTTATGTCACATCGTTCTACGAGAACAATAAGGAAATCAATCAAGCCTATGCTGATATGCGTCACTACGCAGAGCTTGGAGAGACCGATAAAGTCCAGAAGATCTTAGAAGAGAAGGGCGATAAGATTGCTCTTAACAAGATGTACGATAAGACTGCTAAGGAAATGGCTAATGTTCGTGCGCAGATCCGTGTCATTACTAACGATAAGACTATGGATGGCACAACTAAACGAGAGATGATTGATAGGATGAAACAGATCTTGTCAATGCTGGCAGAACAAGCAGAAACAACTAGGAAGTCTCTGAAAGCAAACTCATAACGTCATTGAGGAGATCCTCCTCGGTGAACCCGTAGTGCTTTGGGAAGGCTTTAGTTCCTAAACCATGGACGCCTGTGTTCCCACGATGATGCTCTGTGCATAGCGGAATCAGGGTTGTATAGTCTCCCTTACCCCAGCCCATGCCTTTACGCAGATGATGTAGTTCTACTTCTCCATGGTCTATTCCGTATACCCTACGGCATACCATGCACCCTAGTCTAGCTAGAGTCTGCTTGTGTTTCTTCTCGTCTTTTATCACGGGCTACCATCATTTTATCGGCAATATCGTAGGCTTCATCAGCAAAGCTATCTAAAATCAAACCAGTTTCAGTTATTAAAGAAGCCATTGCTTTAGCGGCAAAGTAATCCCTCAGTTCGATATCCATTAGCATCTCCCATCCATAAGGTCTTCTACTTCCCGTTTTAACTTGGCGTTTTCTTTTTTAAGGTTATTTATTTCTTCAACCAATAGTTGCATCTGTTGACGCAACATCTCTTCACGGGTCTCCTGTTCTATGTAATCTCCTAGTGTTTTAACACTAGCACCGCTATCCACGATGTGTGGGGGTGATGCGTTCTCTCTGTCTTCGGTCGTAAACGTAGTCATCTATCTCTCTCCTTTAATAATTTTTCAGCGTAGTCAAACTCCTCTTTATGCTTTTTTTCCAGCTCCGCAAATCGTTCTGCCTGTGCCTTATTCATCGCTACGCTAGACTCCAAACCATTTTCTAATTGAGCAATGTAATCTGCTTGATGACGTAATATATTGGCAACCTCTCGCAACATTTCATCTGCTAATTCGTATGCGTTCATTTTTTATACACCTCTTGTAATTTAATTTCAATCTCACCGTTTGCTATTTTTGTTAAATACATTCTTAGGACAGAAGATACAGTCAATCCATTTTCTTCTAATATTTTTTGAGCATCATCAAATACTTTCTTATTAACCCTAACCCTGACCATTGCATCTAACTGTTTATTCATTTCTTTTGTGTCTTTCTTGCTTCTTTAATTTCTTGGAGCATTTTTTCCATCAGGTCTGCGCAATAACCAACAAAAGGAAATTTGGTTGTTCCATTAGCAACACTTCGTGCCAGCCCAATAGTATTTTCAACTGTTCGTATGCTCACCTTTCTCATTTCTCTTGTGCCTTTCCTGTTTCACAAAACATCTGCTTGCTAAACGCATCCAATACCGCTTGCCTTGTTCTGTCATCAGGCATCTCTGCCAATTCTTTATTTATCAACTCAGTCATTTCTTCTATAAACTGCTTTGCTGTTATAGCTATAGCCATTATTTTTCCTGTGCCTTTCTTAATGCTTGCTTAATCATGTCAGCATCAGTTGTCTTGTTGATGATTAAATCGTGTATTTCCTCATCTGTTAGTGTCTTTACCTTGACCCAATGTATGTTTTCTACAATTAAATCCGCCCATTTTTGTATCCCATCAAGATGTAGTCCACAAGCAACTGTTCTTAAATGTGAAATGTATTGTTCTCTATTCATTATTCTTGTGCCTTTCTTAGTATTGCTCTAGCATATTCAATCCAGCCCTCATTAGAATCAATATGGTTTACAACTGCATTACCTACTGCAATTATTTCCTCATCTGTTAGTTCTTTTACTGGATGATGGAATTTATGGGCTTTCCACCCTTCTTCTTTGCCAGCTTCAAAACCTTTTTTAAACTGTTCGTCTAGTTCTTTTACTGGATGGGTATATAGTGGAATCAAATCTTTAAATCCCATTTCTTCAAAGTAATCTACACTTCTTGACACATCACCACCTTGGCTCATCCACGCTACTGGTTCATTGTTCATTTCTCTTGTGCCTTTCTTAGTATTGCTCTAGCAAATTCAATTAAATCAGAACCAAGTGTGTAAGGAACTTTGTCTTGAAATTGCAGTATTTCCTCATCTGTTAGTTCTTTTACTGGATGGGTATAGAGTGGAATAGTATGTTGCTCATCCTGTTCTCTACGCACTACGGCTTTAATAATATGGTCTGCATCCAAAACATCTCGTGAAATCCACGCTACTGGTTCATTCATTTCTGAATCCTATTCCATAACTCGGACAATGAAATTCCTTTGACCTCTTTCCAGCCAATGTGTACACAGGCATACATAATGAACAAGAAGAAGCCAAACACCACCGCAAATATAAGCACCGCACAGGTAGCCACAAACAGGGCAAACATATTAAGTATTGTGACGATCATGTTAGTGTGCCATCAAGATTATGGTTAAAACAAACAAGAGGAACGCAATATAGATACGCTTAAACCAGTACTCTTTATTTAATATACGGGGGTCTTGGATTAGGTAGCTCTGCAACTCCAACATATCTTCATCCTGTTCCACGTATGGCGGATTGGCTAACTTGTTGAGATAAACTGCGTTGCCAATCTTTATCTTGCCGTTGTTATATGGGGTAGTTCTCATTCGTCACCTCCTGCAAATTGTTCACTCTTAACCTTCATCAAGCGTTTGTCAAGACCTTCTATAGTTTCATACTTATTTAAAACCAATCTGTCAGATGTCATACATTTACCATCTCTTGGTCGGTACAAAGTCCCCGTTACTGCATCCATAAGGTATGCGGTCTTTTTCATATCGGTTGCTATATAGACTGGAGTTACTATCCTTTCTATGCCACTGATATGCCCAAGATAAAGATCCTTATCCCTAATCCAATCTCTTTTTGTAGAACTTTTTGGTCCGATTGGAAAACAACTAGAAGTCATAGCACTCATCCCATCCATAGACTTACGAATTGGCGTTGTCTTTAACATTACTTTCTCCCCTTACGCACAGTTTTAATACCCATTTCAGGCTTTTCATCACGTGCTTCAACAAGCATATCTGCTATCTCCCATATTGCTTTTGGATTTACTTCACCCTTTATAGCAAACCCAACTGTCAACATAAATGCAAAACAATCTCTACGATCTTCATCGTTCATTTAGTCTTCTCCATAGCATTGATGCTGTCAGCCAAAATGTCAGCCAAGTATTTACCTCGCACCGCAATATGTTCAATCTCCTTGCATAAATCTATAACTGAGATTGCATCTTTGAGCGCACGGTTATACCCAGCAGAGTATTCGTCCTTCCCATCTAGCATCATAGATACGGCATCACGGACAAGACTAGACGCCTTCCGTTGCCCAGCCATCTTCTTTAACTTGTCTACGTGTTCTGTATACAGGTAAAGGTTATATGGCACTAATTTCTTATCTGTCATGATCTCTTCCAAATCTCAAATGATTTCCGTAATTTATTAAATTCTTCTCTTACTGTTTCTTTTTCCTTTAATTCCTTGCGAGACTGTATATTTAAATAATCAGACAGCCAAGATGCACATTCTTTTTCAGAGCCAATATCTTGTGGCAATACTGCCTTCTGATTAATCCATTTCCAAAACTCAGGATCTCTGCACATCATGCCAGCCATCTTTACTGCATGGTCTCCTGGAAACTCTAGTTCACGATTGACAGGTTGTTCGTTGTCTCCGATACGAACCATGACAACCATGTACCTAGCGCCTACAAAGTCACGCATTAGGTCTTCTGGCAGATCATCGGGATGAACCGCCAGAGAAAGACCATATCCGTCTTTGGTTTGTTTTAGGGCGGTCTTAATCGCTTCGAACTGTATCGTGTTCAATCTTGTTCTCCAGATAAGACACCACAGCACGATAACCTATGGCTTGGTGTTTAAGGTTAGCAATTTCAAATTGAAGATCGCCAATCTTTGTATTAAGTTTTTCATTCTCAGCAAACTCATCACGCAAAGCAACCTGTAAATGTTTGGCAAGTTTCTCCCAATCTACCTTCTTAGGGGTAGTTTTGGTCTTAGGTTTGTTCCTAGATCCTACTGGACGTCCACGCTTTTTTACAGTTCCCATGGTTGTTTCTCCTCAGTTTTTGATTGATCGTCTTTCTTGTATGGCTCAGATGCTTGCAAGGAAATGTAAGGATCTCCAGCAGTAGTCTTTTTATTCCAGCCAGCCAGTGCAACTTCTACTAGACTGCCCTTAGATTTATGGATTAGATCTTCTAAAAGAACCTTATCTACAAATACAGATCCACGCAAAGCTGGGTGACTCTCAGACTTCTTATACTTGTTCAACCACAGATTACCTGCGTTGGCTTTTTGTTCGTATGCCATGCTTACTCCTTTATTAAGTTTTCTTTGGCTTGTTTAAATTTTGCTAAGACATCCTCGTAATCTTTTGGATGCTCGGTCTTCATGGCGTCAAAGATGTTGCGGTTCTTTTGGAAGATTGACTTAATGTCTTCTTCCTTGTTTACCAAGGTCAACATCAACTCGACCGCACCAACAACTGCTGGCAGGTTCTCAACGCCATCTACCTTTAATTGCCAATCACCTGGTTCACCATCCAGTTTGGTATGCACCTTTGCTTTAGGCACGATTGGCTTAAAGGGCGGTGCAAGACTTGGTTCATGATTAGTAGACTTAGGTTCACTAGCATCTACAATATCATTCTCAGTTATCTCCATGCACATTAGCCATAGGTAACGGCGCAAGTATGTATGAGTGCTACCTAGGTTCTGAATGGGCTGGGTCTTATCCATACTGGCAAAGACCATCGGGGATGTAAAGGTAACGAAGTCATCCTTTTCCTCTACGTTATGGACTGTGAGGTAAGCAGTATCTTGGGTAAAAGATACAACCCCACACAGACCTAAGTCGTTGAAGATTGAAGTGACTTGCGGGACAAAATCTCCCAACTCAAAGTAATTAAACTTTGCGTAGGAGTTCTTGCCCGACTTGTTCAGCTTTGTATTGTGAAGCCTTACACGGGCTTCTTGTAGTTTTTTAAATACGCTCATGCCACTTTTCCTAAATAAAGGTGAGTCAATGTTTGCGCCATGGTGTAAATATTCAAAGCCTCATCAGAAATATCTTTTTGAGGATTGGCATATTCTGGGTTTGACGCCAACGCCACCATAAACTTCAAGGTTAATTCTTGTGATGTTTCCATTGTTTCTCCTTAACAGCCGATTGGTTTCCATGGTCCATTGACTTTGGTATCCCAACAGCACATACCGCCACGACCATCCGACTCACATTTAACTTGAGCCATAACGCCTGTCGTTAATAAACTAATAAACACTGCAACGATTGCTTTTTTCATATCATTCTCCTTGATTAAAATTCTTCCACTGATCGCAGAAGTCCCTTACTAAACAGAAGTTTGCACAGCGAGTCCTCTCTCCTAAGCGCACCTCTACTTCGTAATCTTTGCCAAGTTCCGACAGTTTCTTGTCGGCATCTTCCTTGGTGTCGCAGACGGCGGTCGCACGTTTCCCACCAGTCTTGCGTATAGCGTAATAAGTCGCCTTCTCCCACATCTGCTCAGGTGTGCAGAGAGGCAGATCTTCCCCTGTCTCGGAAGCGAAAAGCGCATCGGAATGTAAACGGATTCTTTCCTTAATAAAATTCTCACGTTCTTCATAAGACCAAAGCGGTACATCAATGACCTTGATAGGCGCTTCTGGATATCCCTCTTTAGTTTGCGCATCCCGTCTACTCCAATCCCTGATGATGGCTATGATCTCCACCTTTTTTACGGGGGTCTTCTTAACCCTTTCTACTAGCCATGCGTAGATGTTTAACTGCTGTTCCCATTCAATCTTTTCATTCATCACACCCCATGCACCCGTGGTCTTGTAGTCTGAAACCACGATTCCATCAGGCTCTATGCGCTGTAAGTCTACCGCACCCGATATGTTCCACCCGTCTAGTTCTGCATGGAGTCGTTGCTCAATCACATGGTTCTCGTCCTTGCCAAGTTCCAATACCGCATGGATGGCAGTTCCAAAGATTGCCCATACCTTGTCGGCAACATCCTCTTCCAGTTCGTCATAGTGGGTGTTCTTAAGTTGCACAATCCGTGGGCTATTGATTAGTTCCGTAACGGATAGGTGTGCCTTCCCCTTGGTATATGTCGGTCTGCTCAGAACATTTACAAATGTCTGAGGCAGGTTAAATTTGTTAGTTATTTTCACAGTAATCTCCAGCCCACCATAAACACGTTGTAGAAAAACTTAAGGCAGAATCCTGCAAGAATGATGGCAAACATAGCCATGCTTACTAGCAAAAGCCAGCGACCAAAGTCTTTAATTAGTTCAGTTAAGTTCATTGTTTTCCCTCATCTCCTTTAGTCTCATTTGAATATCATGATCCATCTTCTGTTGCATGAATCTGTGCATAACTGCTAGTTCTTCTTGTTGTTCTCTTTTTTCTTCAAAGTATCTGCGTTCATCTATACGGGTCTTCCAGCCTTTTCTCATTAGCAGTTCCTTAGATCCTTGGTTTTTTCTAGGCAGTAGTCCAGCAAGTCCTCTGTCTCCCGAAAGGCTTGCATAGCGTGGTGGTATGCGCCCATATGGTTGTTTGCCAGGAGGCACTCCTCGGTTCTGCGTAGGAATTCTCTGGCATTAATCAATGATTCAGCGTAATCTTTCATGTATGTTTCTCCCTTTTTAAGTAATGTATTATATCTTTATACGTATGTCAACAGAATATTTGTTCTTATTGCAACACACAATGAAAGAAAAGTAAATGGCTAGTAGTCCTACTCAAAGAAGTCTTAAATTAATGCGGGATCAAGGGTATCTTTGCGAGATCACCGAAAGGTGGAATCCATTTGCCAAGATCAGGCAAGACCTATTTAATTTCGTGGATATCATTTGCATCAAGGAAGGCAAAACAGTTGCAGTCCAGACGACCAGCTACGGAAATATGTCTACAAGAATGAATAAAATTAAAGCCTTAGACACCTACCCCATAGTCAAGTCTGCTGGGTGGGAAATAGTAGTTCATGGTTGGAAAAAAGATAAATCTGGGCGCTGGATGGTGCGTGAAGTCTTTATGGAATAAACTATCCTTGCCAGCAGTTTTTGTTCAGCTTTTTCTGCTGGCGTCTCCCTTGGGGGTGTGGTGTTTATTCTCCTCACACGTGCATCACACCCCGCTTTTTAGTGGAAGCGTTTCCACTTAGTTTTTTTCTTTATTTAAATCAATAACTTACAATGGTTGTTTTTATTTATTAGGACTTTCCCTAATCCTGTTGCATTTTTGTCAGTAGTTTCCTATACTACTTACGCTGAGTTGGCGCTTGGCTTATAATTCCTAGCATGACGAGACCGTTAAGGTCTGTTGTTTCGCACTATGTAAGTTTTGCTAGGAAGATTTACACAGTGTCACGCCAATGAAACGACAGATTTTAGCGGTCTTTTGTCGTTTGCAGCCTCGATATGTTGGACGGGTAAACACACCAGCGACATAGCGAGTAAGCAGACTGGGGGTAAGTGGATGTGATACTGCACAAGTAGGTGGCGAAGATAGTGCCTACTCCACGAAAGACTGTCGAGTGCTGTGGCTCCGAAAGAGAAACGGTTAAAGGCGCACTAGGTAGGCTGAGTGCGCTCACCAAAAGAGAACCTTGATATAACTATGAGAGAAGATAAGAAGAACAAGGATTGGAACATGACTCAGGAAGAAGTTGCTGAGGCGTTTGGGATTAGTAGGAACTACGTCCAACAGATAGAAAAACGGGCGCTAGAAAAGTTGCGGGCGGAGTTTAAAAAACGTGGAGTGATGAAAGAAGATTACTTAGGAGAAGACTAGATGGAAATACCAATTCCTTTTGTGGGATGGATAGAGGATGATTCACCAGAAGAACTGATTGAATTTCTAAAATCAGAATTAAAAAGCAACTCAACGACATACACATTCGGGCATAAGAGAATGCAAGAAATAGTGGATGCGTTAGATAAGTTAAAAGAAGAAAGAGATTTATATAAAAATGGATTTAAAGGCGGAGATCAAGAGGCAACTAAAGGTTGTCCCCAAGTCAGTAATTAGTGGTGGTCTAATGACATCGGTTAGTTGGAAAGAAAAAGCAGTAAAAGCGCAGAAGATCTTAAGTCAGCCCAATGCAAAGCGGTCTGATCTTGAGAACATTCTGGATGAGTTAAGACGATTTCAATAGGAGAATGAAATGAAACTAAAGCTGGAACAAATTATTATCGACAAGGGAACACAAACCCGTGATGAGATAGATCAGAAGACAGTAACGGAATATTCAGAAGCCCTTTTAAATAAAGAAGTATTCCCACCAGTAACTGTGTTTTATGACGGGGTTAAGTATTACTTGGCAGACGGGTTTCATAGGTATTTTGCCCACAAGCAAGTTAAATATACTGAGATTGATGTAAACGTCACTAACGGCACGTTGCGTAATGCACTAGAGTTTGCCATTGGAACTAACGACAAACATGGATTAAAGCGTTCTATTAAAGACAAGCGTAAAGCCGTGCTGATTGCTTTTGATGATGTGGAGTGGGGTTCTTTAACCAATCGTGAGATTGCAAAGCTCTGCCGTGTATCCCATACCTTTGTGAATGATGTAAAAGAAAGCCTTGAGAAACCAAAAGATAAAAAGAAAAAAGATCCGTTAAAAGCACGGAACAAGAATCAGAACAATCCAACTAATATCGACACCGATTTTACCCAAGACGACAAGGTTACAGAACTGCTTGTTACCCAGAAAGAATTAGAAGAAGAGAACACTAAACTGCTAGATCAGTTGGCTCTTAAGGTGATGGATGTTACGCCAGAACAAAAGAAGATGGCAGAACAAACCATCGAGGAACTACGGGCTGATAACAAACGATTGGAACAAGAACTAGAGTCCATGACTACTAGCCGTGATGGTTATATGAGGGAAAATGCTGAGATGAAAAAGCAATTAACTTGGTATAAAAAACAGTTAAGTAAATTTCAAAAGGAAGTAGCATAACGAATACTGACGCTAGGCAGTTTCCTAGCAGGAGAAAAATATGCTGAAGTTAAGACCCCACCAAACAGAGGTGGTGGAAAAGATTAGACAGGGATTTTCTGACGGCCATCGTTGCCAATTACTATATGCCCCAACGGGCTTTGGTAAGACTGAGGTAGCCATGGCAATCATGAAAGCGGTTGCAGAGAGTTATAAAAAGACCGCCATGGTAATGGATAGGATTGTCCTGATTGACCAAACAAGCGCCCGTCTAGACAAGTATGGGATAGACCATGGGGTCATGCAGTCTACCCATTGGAGATACCGACCACAAGAGAGGATTCAGGTCTGCTCTGCACAGACATTGGAAAGAAGAAAGACCTTTCCCGATATCAATCTACTCATCATAGACGAATGCCACATAGCAAGGCGTGGCGTTAATAAGTTTATTAAAGACAATCCCCATATAAAAGTCATAGGACTGACGGCATCCCCGTTTACGAAAGGTCTTGGAAGTATCTATACCCATATCGTAGGTGCTAAATCTACGGGAGATCTAGTAACGGACGGGTGGCTATGTCCTTTGCGAGTCTTTATAGCAAAAGAAATAGACATGGAAGGTGCTAAAAAGATAGCGGGTGAATGGTCTGCGGATGATGTTACAGAACGAGGCATCAAGATTACGGGAGATATCGTTACGGAATGGGAAAAGAAAACCCTAGAAGTATTTGGTAAGCCTGTAAAGACGATTGTCTTTTGTTCAGGTGTAGCCCATGGCAGACATCTACAGGCAAAGTTTTTAGAACACGGCTATCGGTTTGAGTCCATATCCTACAAGGAAGATGATGAATTTAAACGGGATACCATTGAGGACTTTTCCAGACCAGACACGGAGATCCATGGGTTGATTGCTACCGACATTCTGACCCGTGGTTTTGACGTAACGGATGTCATGATCGGGGTATCTGCTAGACCTTTTTCAAAGTCCTTCTCATCCCATGTCCAACAGTTAGGACGCATCATGCGAACCCATCCTGGCAAGGAGTATGGTTTATGGCTAGATCATTCAGGAAACTACCTACGATTTAAAGACGATTGGGATTCCCTGTATGAGGAGGGAGTAAAAGAACTTAAGGATGGTGGCGAGAAAGCCAAGAGAGAGCCGACCGAAAGAGAAAAGAAAGAACTGAAATGCCCTGCTTGTGAAGCCTTATGGACTAGCAAGACAGACAAGTGCGACAACTGTGGGCATATTCGTAAGCGTATGTCATCCGTCATCAACATAGATGGAGAACTAGAAGAACTAGCAGTAAGTAATGCTAAGTTAAAGATTAGCCCACAAGACTTTTATTCCCAACTACTCTACTACGCTAGGACTAGAGGCATCAAGGACGGGTGGGCTTACCATAAAGTTCGCGAGAAGTTTGGTGCATTCCCAAGGGGACTTGTGCCGACAGCAAAAGAGCCATCACCAGAAACCATGGGTTGGATTAAATCAAGATCTATTGCGTATCGTAAGGGTCAAGAAAAACTAGCAAGAAAGATTGAAAACATAAGGGCATCTTCATGAATTTTGAAAGATTTGCTGAAATGCACGGGTTAATTATTCAAAGTCTGACCTTCGACAAATGGACGAGAGTTCCTACAACGTCCCATCCACACAAGAAGAATGGTGCGTATATCTATGACGGGAAGACGGGTGCGGTGCAGAATTGGGCAGTCCATGAAAAGCCCGTGTCCTGGCGAGGAGATAGCAAGCCTGACCCAATGTGGCAACAGAAAAAGAAGATCGCTGATGCGTCTAAGCAGGAACGACAAGTCAAGGCTAGTAAGAAAGCGGGATGGATACTGAACAACGCAGAGAAGAAAGACCATCCATACCTTGCTAAGAAAGGTTTCCCCACGGAGAAAGGGTATGTATGGAACGATCTCTTGGTTATCCCAATGCGTATCGAGGGCAGTCTGGTAGGGTGTCAATTGATAGACAAGGATGGGAACAAGAAGTTTCTCTCAGGACAGATTACCAAGGGTGCGTCTGCCGTCTTTGACAATAAAGGATTGGACATTATCTGTGAGGGGTATGCGACCGCACTATCTATCCGTAGGACTATGAAGTTTCTCAGAAAGAGATACACGATTCATGTAGCCTTCTCTGCTGGAAATGTTTCTACTTTAGCCACGGGAATAGAGAATTGCGTGATCGTTGCTGACCATGACCCTGTCGGGATAAAGACTGCCAAATCTACGGGTAAGAAGTATTGGATCTCAGATGTAGATGGAGAAGACTTTAACGACTATGAAACAAGGGTAGGGACAGAACAGGCAAGCCTAACCCTCTCCTCTATTTTATGACCTTGATCTTGTAGAAAATCTCAGGGAAAGTCCGCATCAATTTCCTGAGATTATCCTCATCAGCCAAGAGGCAAGCCTGACCGATTGCCTTAGCAAAGCCACCCTCTCGGTCTAGCCTGTCTACCATATGGATTAGTTCGTTTCTACTCATTGGGATCGACCTCTTCTATTCCATATACTTCTACGATCTCCCAATCTTCTACATCCATGGGACTAGCAACATCCATCCCGTATTCTTCGGGATCTTCCCCATTCGGACAGTCCACTTCTACATATACTGTGCCACTATATTTGACAGTCATTCCATATCTTTTCATTTCTTTTCTCCCAAGTTTCTGTATAAATTCTTTATCAAACTGCACGACCCAATTCATGCGACCTCCGCAATCCTAAATTCTTCTGGTCTGTATTTGGTTTCCAACCAACCCTGTTGATATGCCTCATGCACATCATCAAAAAACTCGTCTAGGGCATCTATTGCATCTTCATAACTATCAAAGTATTCGGGTTCAGAATTCCCGTTATCCTGTTCAACAGTCCATGTATTGACCCACCCATCACATACAGTATAGGTTTGTATCTCGTATCTCATAATTTGTCCCATCTTTGATAATTGTCTAAAAGATCTTTGAGCAACATAAGATCTGTATGTTTATCTAATAAACTTTTAATTTCTAAGGCGTCATCCCTGTCCATGCACACTTCAAAAGTAAACCAACCTGAACCATCTTCTTTATTTATTTTGTTGTGCATATGATAGATATTGGTCGCACTTTGTAGCATATTGTCTAATGTATCTAAACGCATCATGTCTGGATCGCAGTCGTTCTCTTCTGAAATATCTGTTGCCTTTTCCCATGCCTGATCCCAACCCTTGTTCCAATCGGTCATATCAAACTCACCAAGATATTTCACATCACCATCTTCTAATTCAACTGCCATACAAACAGATCTTTTCATATCTTCTAGGGTATATGTCATAATGATTTCAACTCCTCCTTGGTTAATGACGGCAGATCTATCCAATGCGAGTAATCGTCCATGCCATTCTTGCCAACCTCGTAAACATTTATATGGAAGATATCGTTTTCGTTGTAGTCATGAACATTGATCGTGTATTCGGGAATGCCATACCACCAATCCCGATCCTTTAAGATCTCGTGCTTGTGTTTCTTGATTAGATACAAGACCACATACTCAAGTTCTTTACTAGGCATGGCTTTCCTCCTTGGGGAAGATCCATTCTGGTGATGCGTCTATGGATCTCTGACGATCTTCCGCAGTCTTATACCACTCGACATCAAAGATCTCGTTGCCGTCTATGTCATCCGATAGTTCTATCCCGTAAGGATATTCCTCATGGCTAAGGTCATCCACTAAAAATGCGTAGGTAGGTTTGTTAAAGTTATCCCCTACGATTGCACTAATCATGTCCCAATTGATGCCGATACATGGGTCATGGTATTTGCCAATCAATCCTAAACATTCCCGTGCCTGTCCTTCTGTAAGCCACTCATGCTCACCACGGATATCATCCGTATGCCACCAATCTGCGACCCAATCAGGGCTAGTCAATCTCTTGACATCATCTATATCAGGGATCTCCTGATCGTCAGGCAGATCAAACTCAAGCACGACTCTTTTCATTTCGTTCTCCTTCTTTAGCAAGATATTGAATGACCTGAGAATAAGACGGGGTAAAACCCATCTGCTCGGTCAGCGTTTCCCTTAACTTGGTCAATAGATCCATGGTTTCAGGGTTAATAGACACATTAACTTTCTTCGGTTTCTGCATTTTCTTCCTCCCACTCTGCCATGTTCCATGAGATACAAAACTCCTCATCTATCTCGGATGGAATATTCTTTTTTACCCACTTTGAATTGCCTTTGATTTCGTAGTATTCTTCATTCCCGTTATCCCAGATACCGCAAAAGCAACAACCGCCCTCGTAATACAAGGCTCTGATCTCAAACCCCATGTCGCACAATTTTTCGTATGCCTCGGTAGGTGGACTCCATGCAGAATCAAAACCAATCTTGACAGTATTATTTTTGATGTCTTTCATGGTTAGTTTTTCGTAAGAATCGTTGCGACCAATGTCCCACTTAGTCCCCCATTCTCCCACGCAAAAACTATACCAATCGGTATAACCAAAAAACTCTCGGTTCAGTTGTTGCATAGACTCCAAGAGTCTTTGCTCATAACTTTCTTTAGAGCCGACAGTTCCCGATACTGTGTCATATAACTGCTTGGGGACGGGAATAAACTCACCCAACAATCCGTTTTCGTTGTATCCCTTTATGACCCGTTTCATCATGGTCTTGTCTTTATGGGAAATAGTTAGGGTATTACTGCACCAATTAGGCATTTGCGTTCTCCTATGCAATTAAGTTTTCAAAAGTTTTTTTAATCTGCTCATCATTCCATTTGGTGAATCCACCTTCAGCAAAAAATCTTACTGAGTTATTCACCTCATCATGAGTAGCATTACCACCGACCAACCAATCTAATTCGTTGCGTGTTATTACCATAAGCATTTCTAAACGATCAGGCATCTTCTTTCTCCTCTACTCTTATGTGTTCAGGTATATCAAAATGATCCCATGTAGATTCTTCATGGGCTTTAACGATTGCATCATCTTGGTTATCTGCCTCAACATCCACATACCCATACGACACAAACACGACTGTGTAATTAGGCATACTCACTCTCCTCTCCGTATTCAACATCAAAAATACAAGGATTCTCTTTATCAATCTCAACAATCGTAAAGTCCTCCCCATCATTCAATACATCCCCGACCTTTAACGACTGCATTTCTTCTTCGGTCAGGTAAAAATAAATTTTTTCGTCTGCCCAACTGTCGTAATAGGCATCTTCTGGGTGGTCTTCTTGGACAACTCCCAATAAAACACTTGCGTTATCTCCCAACCAATCACAAGTAATGACTGCGTTATATGCTTTTATATTCATCTTAGGCACTTGCTTTCTCCTCTTTAGAAATTACAAAGTAATAGGTGCTATAACATTTTGGGCATACCACCTCTGCCTCATCCTGTCCATCTATCTCATGCTCTGCATGGGTAAATCCAACATGATGACAATCTAGGCATATGTTTTCTATGTCATCTTCTACCTCGTAGTATTTAGACACTCTGTTTCTCCCTTGTGCTTTTCATTGATAACAATTTCCCATACCGCATCTTGTCTGCCAAATACCAATCCTGATATTCGGTCTTCGTCTGCCTGTAATACCAATCTATTTGGTTCATTTCTTTTTGGATTTCTTCAATCGTCTTCTTCGCCATTGTTTCTCTCCTTAAATCCACACACACATAAATAGACCCCATCACACTCAGGATCAAACCCAAAACTCTTGGCTAAATCTTCCCAATCCCTCGGCACAATCTCAGGATCTACATACATCCATCCGCCTCTAGGTAAGACTGTGTATCCTGATTCTTCAACCTCTTTTTTAGTAAGCATTTATAACCTCGGATCTTGGTGAGCAACATCATCATCAGGTTCAAGTTCAGGGTATCTAACCCATGTCGAACCCAATACATCCCCATACACACTAAAAATATCCACGACCACTCCCTCCTCATCAAACTTGATCGAGATATAACCACCTGCTTTGCCGTTCTTATCGAAATTGATCGCCAATAAATCGTTGTCCAATTCGTCAATGCTGATATCAAATCCGTGTTTATTCATAACCATCTCCTTTACATTACGGGCAAGCAACTCTCTTTATCATCAGAGGTAAACAATGCACCCCCACCATTTCCCTCGTCATCTCTACTTGGGAAGAACCATAATCCGTCTTCGGTTTGGAATGCCACAACCCTTTCATACCATCCCATGTTTTCCGACTCCTCTTTAGTTAGGTATCTGACATCCACAATCTTTTTATTTAATAAAAGACCTTTAGCAACCTTGTCCCAATGCTTTTCTATATCCTTAATTACATTCATTACTTTCTCCTTAGTATTTAAAGCGTTTACCATCTACATCAAACTCGTATTCATTCACAATGAGCATTTCATCTACTGCCTCATCTGAATCCTGATACTCCATGTCCTTCACAATGTCCCGAACCGCCACATTTATTGCCTCGTTAAATGCTCTTAGGGGATCTCCCGTTTCCTTCCATGTATCGTGGAATGTTTCCCATAAGGTGCAGTCTAGGCAATACCCCGTAGGCGTCTGATGCCGATCAAAATCTTTTAACTTGCGACCACGGAAATGGTGATTCTCAACATCTGTATCCATAAAACTGTAATTGCATGGGCTTACTGAATAATCCTTAATCTCCACCCCGAACTCATTACAAAATGACCGAATGGATTTAAGGGAATCTCCCCACCATGGGTAATCATTACCCTCTCTAAACCATGATCGAGCATTGTCTTTAGCACTATCGGATAACTCCTCGAACTTATAAACACAAACTTCTACTATCTCCATGACCTTCTCCTCTTGTGTTGCAATATGTTAATCGGATATATATCTTGTATTGTAGGACACAATTTACCACCATGTCCATATAGGGATTTACCCTAAGCCTGACCCTCTTAAAAACTTTATGAAATCCGCCCTATCCCGTCTGCGTTTCTCCGCCTCTCGTAAGGGTTTGGCATATAGAATGCTCTTGATCTTGAGCATATAGCAGTCTTTTATTGCGTTCATCCCTGACCCTCTCCTATTATTTGTGAATGTTTTCGGAATTAAAAAGCGACCTTCCAAGATCAATCAATGCCTGACCCTGTGCCTCTGTCATGCCTCTATGCTCGGCAAATAGGGCAGGGGTAAGGTAATTGTTTTTAAAATCTAGGTATTCCGATATTAAAAATTCTCTCGTGTCCATGCCTGACCCTCTCCTAAATTTTGCCCAAATCGCCACGGATTTTGCATTGTCTAGCGATCTCCTCGGCGTTGCAGTTCAGGGCAAAATAATGCTCTAAACCTTGGTAAATTTTGGGTAAATCTTCTGGGCGTGGGTCTGTCATGATGTCTTCAATCAATGCTTTAACCTGTGCCTCTCGGATTTCTCTAGGCGTTTCCGTGAAAAAATCCGCCTCTTTCCCGTTCATGGTTTGCTTATCGCTATGGGTTAGCCCTATGGTATATCCATTAAATGAGCATACGATTAGATATTGTCCGATCTTATCCTGTATAACCTCATAATTTTTATTGCCGTGGTAAACCTTGCGACCCTCTGCAATTGCGTCTTTAATTTCCTGTAATGTCATTTTCTACCCTCTCCCGTTTTTTAATTAGTCTGTGAGCATATTCGGGCATATTGTCCCGATATTCTGTAAGCCGTTGCCGTGCCTCTGCTCGTGTGGTTTCTGCCGTTTCGTCTTCCCATTGTCCGCAGTAAAGACCTTGCACAATAAATAAATCGGTGGTTTTCCTTTGATACATAATCAAACCTCCTTTGCTTGTTTAATTTGGTCTTCTGTGGGATCAATCAAACCCCACCATTCAAGATGCCCATACTTTTTATTAGTCTTGGCTATGTCATAACAAACTACATCAGCATACGGGGACAAAAATTTAGCGATTTGTCCCTCATACTGTGGGCGTGTGGGTGCATTCGTCCCCCCGTTTAAATACTCTTTGCCTTTTCTCATGCCGTCCCCCCGTTAATTGTGGCGTTTTCAATTTTTGCCCAAGTCTTATTCTTTAATTCCATCAGGATTAGACGCCTAGCCAATTGGCTAGTATTTAGGTCTAGTTCTTTGCAATATGCGTCTAAATCTCTTTTTTGATCTACTGACATCAAAAGGCTAACATGGGCAAATTTTTCTTTTTTATTCATGATCCCCCCTTAGATCCATTCATGCCGTAAAGCATACCCATCATTAAATAGACGATAACCAAGCCCATGCACAAGGTGGTAGCCCATATCCATACCGCACCCCCCAACCTTATAGCCGTCTTTTGGGGGTTCTTCCCCTCTGAGATAAGCAAAATACCCCGATAAGTAGATTTTTTTGTTATCTTTAAAGGTGTATAGATCAATCCGCCTTTGCATTCCTGAACGGGAAACATGGCGTAGAACTGTATAAACAATATCTTCAGGTTTTAAGATCTTTAATAATGATTCTTTGGCACTCTCCGCCATTAGTCGCTTACCCTCTGCATTGGTTAGGATCTCGCACCCTTCCCAATTTTGGGGGTTATCGGTCTGCATTACAAAGCCGTCTTTTAGTCGAATGTATTTCATTTTTTAGACTCCTTTAAAGGTCAATAGTTAATTGTTTAAAACTGATACCGCCTACAAACTTCTCTAAACTTGTGGAATAGTCGCTAATGATGTCTAACCCGTCATTAAAGTAATTGATGGCTATAAACCCGATTTGCTCGTTTTTACTTTGCAAAACCAAATCCACGCAATCGTAAGCAAAGGCACTCTCCAAGATGTCCGCTAGTTTGTCAGTCGGTTCAATGTCTGCCGAATCGTCAGCATATGCACCCACCAATAAACCCGCATTTAATGCAGTCTTTACGATTCTTTCCGTTATTGCTTTCTCTACTGTCGTAAGCATATAAATTCTCCTTTTAAGCGTTTGCTAAGAAATATTCTGAATGCTCTTTAACCCAATTCAATGCCTCGGCAATAGATCCAAAATAACAACCTTGCCCATTGAATATCACATTGAATAAAGGCTCTCCGTTAGATTGAGTTTTTAGATCAATGTAGTAGACGCCTAGGTCAGTTTTAATTGTTGCGTTAAATGATTTCATGTCATTCCTTTATCTATAAGGGTTTAAGGGGTTAAATACCATATAAGCAAAAGCATTATATATGGTGATCTTATCATACTTAACGGGCTTGTAAATACTTTTGTTTACTATTTCCCACTATTTAACACCTATGACATACCCTAATGTTTATTCATACAGTAATGGGTTTGCATACAGTAAAGAATCGGTATATGATTTGTTCTCATGTTAGACCTATGATTTACCACCGATTTACATAACCAAGATAAACCTAAAAAGACCGCAATTTATACATATGGCTAAGTTAAGCAAGAGGGAAATAAAGGAAGGATTACAGGAGATCCCAATAGAGCAGATACTGCTAGGATCAGCCAATTCTAGAGAACTCACCCATAAACAAAAGACATTCGCCAAACAGGTCGCACTCGGTAAACCTAAGACTGAGGCTTATAGAATCGCCTACGATACAAAGGGAAAGAAATCCACTCAAGCCGTGAATGCTCATAAGGTGGCAAACAACGAGAATGTAAAACTAATGATAGAGGCTTACTCAAGGGCTTTTGAGGCGAGGGAATACCAAAAACCCGAAAGATTAAGGGAACTTGTAATCCATCAATTGACGGAGATGGCACTCAATCCCGAAGTAAAAGACGCCCAACGGATCAAATCCCTAGAACTCTTGGGAAAGGTGTCAGAGGTCGGTGCATTTACTGAACGGAAAGAAACACGGGTTATACACGAATCAAGCAAGATCAAGGAAAGACTAATAGAGCAGTTAAAGACAATCATCAATGTAGACGCCTCAGAGATAGACGAAGGCGAGAGTTTGCTCAGGGAATTATCAGGTTCAGATCTAAACGATTCAGAACCGCAAACCGAAGACCCCACCACCACCCGACCCCCCGATATTGACCACGCCGAACAGGGAACTGTAATACATAGTATTCCACACATCCAATCCGCTGCTTCTGACGTCTCTCCTGACGCTACTGATGAAAAAACGCCTCTGCAACCTACTGATTCTGAAGAAGAAAAAAGTGAAGTGGAAACGTTTCCACCTACCAAGTCGCAAGACGAGGGAGCGAATCCACCCCCAAGCAATGTAGAAAAAGAAGGGGTGGGGGTTACAAATAATTGGGAAGAAGGAAAGAGTGAGAATATAGAAACACCCCCCCATGCAAATTGGAAAGAAAAGGGGTAGGGGGTATATATATGGGAAAAGAGGAGTTGGCTATACAGACTCTTAAGTATCTTCTTAGGAATGATAAGGATGCCCTGCTCCGTGTTATGACGTCAATCAAGCGGGCGATATGGGAGGAGGAGTCTAAGGCTTTGGCAGATAGGACAATCGGGCGGGTCAAGGACAAAGGTTGGGAGCCAGGACTATGACGCCCAGACAACAGGACATCTATCTGG